GTTGGAGCTCAAACCAGATGTCTTCAGCTGGCTGGTTGCAGTCAATCGGCGTCCGAGGATGTTCCCGGTTGTAGACCTCGCAGAGGCGTTTGATTTCCTGCTCGTCAAAGACTGACATCTCCCTTGTTCAAAACGGACACATTGTTCTCGTGCAGAGGAGCACACCACGGATGGATACTCTACGCCCTACACTTGAGCAGTACCTCTCGGTCTCCAAGCGTCTCACCGAGCTAAACTCTCGCACGACTGAACTTCGGGACCAGCGGAGGACCCTGGAGCTTGACCTTACGGCGGTGTACGCCGAGGCCCAGCGTCGGGAACCGCTGCCCGACAAGATTGAACTGAAGGCCTCTCAGCTGGTGTTCCAGGTGAAGAAGCCAGGGGAATGGAAGAAAGGGTGGACCCTTTCGAAGAAGCAACTGCACGACTACCTCATGGAAATCCTTCCCGAGCACGGGGACGATGTCATGAAAGAGATTGTGCGTCGCCATGAGCCGAAGCTCACCGCAACCGATTACTCGTTTGAACTGAAACCGTTGGAGTAAGTCACTTCAAAGGAACGATAGGGGGGTTGCGGTTGTCGGAGGGTGGGTTCTCGAGAGCCATCTGGAGGTCACGAAGGGTTGCTTGGAGGGTGTCGGCGAGGGCTTGGGCGTTCCGAATGTTCGGCTCGGCCAGGAAGCCACTCTGGACTCGAAGAAGGCAAGGGACCATATGCTGTGTGGAGTGTAAGGCTTTTGTCACCAGGGTGTGAACATGCACCGATTTTACCATCAATGGATATGACTTTGGGACAAGAAAACTTTGTAAACTCTTCTACAAATGGCCCCCCTCGACGCAAACATCCTCGTGCCCGTGATTCTTTTCGTCATCCTCACCCCCGGAGTTCTCCTGGCCCTCCCTCCGGGGTCCGGACTCCTCGTCCAGAGCGTGACCCATGCCATCGTCTTCGGCCTTGTCTACTGGGCTCTCCGCTCCTTCTTCCCTCAGTTCTATTAAAACGAACCTAGACAGGTCAGACGAGAAGACCGTAATGGACGTCTACTCGCCCTACAACCCTGCGAATCGTTGGTTTACTGAGCGTGAAATTCATCAAATCCTCCACAAGCATGGATTGCCGCACTACAAAGTGCGCACTCCACGTGTGTTCCAGACAGCCATGGTCCATACCACGTATGTCAGACGCACCGACTATACGACCCCCGACGGGCGTCCGGCCCAACTGGCTCCGTGTCCGCAGGGGGTCATGCCCCTCCAGGATGAGTCCTATGAGTGCCTCGAGTTCGAAGGAGACTCGGTTCTGGGCTGCTGCGTGGCCACGTACCTCCGGAAGAAGTACCCGGAACGCAAGCAGGGCTTTCTCACGGATGCTCGCAAGGCCCTCGTGAACAACGAGTGCATCGGCAAGCTCTCGAAGCAGATTGGACTGGACAAGTTCTACGTCATCTCTCGGCACAACGAGGAGTCGCCGGCCATTGCGGGGCGGGCCAATCTGAAGAAGTTGGGTGACATCTTCGAAGCCTTCCTGGGGGCACTCTGGACCGACTGCGGACAGCGGTTTCAGATTGTCTACACGTTCGTGACCACTGTTCTCGAGGCCTATCTGGACATCGAGGACATTGTCTCGGAACCAACGAATTACAAGGACTTGTTTCAGAAGTACTGCCAGCGGGAGCTCAAGTGCACGCCGGCCTATGTGATGCTCTCCAATGACCCGAAGAAGGGCGAGATTCGAGTGGCGGTCTGCGATGCGGACGGGAAGCAGCTAGCCTATGGGCATGGGACGACTCGAAAGAAGGCGGAACAGATGGCGGCCCTCGGGGCACTTACCGCCGCCGGGTGCTTGACTTGCGCCTAGGGCGACGACGGGTCTTGCGACCCGCTCCTACTGTTGCTAGCATCGCCTTGTTGAGTTCATTGAGTTTTTCTAAGACTCGGTCGGCATTATCGGAACGATTGAAGTAAAACCCTTTCTCTTCAATGATTTTCTTCCCCTCTTCATTTACGCTTCCCCACCCCTGCCACAGTTTGTCCACAAAGGTAGTGTCGATTCCGTATTCCTCAAAGAGCTCCTTGAGTCGGCCCGGATTCTTCACGACAATCATCCCGGCCCCAGAACGACTGCTTTGTATTTTCTTCAGCTGGTTGATTGCATCCGAGACGATGACTCCGTCGGGACTCGACATAACCTCGTTTGCCATCTGCGCCACCTTCGCATTCACCTGTTCCCGTCTCTCCCTCTCCACTTTGGCCATAACAGACTCGCCTCCACGACGAGTCCGATGCCCACGTTTGTGCGTCATCCTTGTCTTTGCTCCCGACTTTTTACGAACACGTGCCCCACCCTCCGCCTCGGAACTTCTTCTGCGTAATCAGGCGGCCCTTGCGATAGCGCTTCATCGTACGACCCCGGGTCTGGAGCACAGACTTGGTGCAGATGGCGATGGCCGCTGATTCCTTCGTTGACCCCTTGCGGGCCCGAACCGTCGACCGGACGGATTTGACGCACCGGTTGAACATGTTCCCGAGCTTGCGGGACTTGCGCCTGCCGCCCGTATTTCTAGCATACTGTGCGCTTGGCAGTCCGGGAATCTTGGCCATAATAGACGAACTCTTTGTAGCCGGAGTCGGCAACCCCGGAATACTTCCCACTCCGGCGCTTCCTTTCTCAGCCCGCTGTTTTGCGGCCGCTAGATGTGCTGCATTCTGTTGACTCTTGAGCATCGGGTCTGCGTCTTTTGCGGCCATGGATTCTTGGATATCTTTCATGATTGCATTGAGCATGGTGACGGTGTATGCAGTACCCGTGCGAGCCGACGTTACCTGATTCGTGTAAAGGTCCATAAGAAATGCAAGAGTGCGCTCTTTATTACTTTCTCCGCTTCCGGCATAGTCAAGACGAGTATTGTATGCAGTTGCAAAATCGTCTATGAACCGTGACCATAGCGGCGACGATTTGTCAATGTCAACACGAACGTTGAACTCTTTCCGACTATCTACGTCTTGTCTCCCAGCTGACTTAATCACTTGGAAGACAAAAGAGTCCGGAATGGCCGGGTTCAAGTCATTTGCTTTCACGGTCCGAATCGGGAATTTTCCAAAGTCAGTTCCCGAAAGGACTCCCTTCCATTGGCGCCCCGTATTCTGTTCGGGAGTATCCATTTACTCTTCCCCCGCAGAAAACCTTGCGGAGGAGGGAGAATTTATCCCTCCGAAGTATAAAGACAAATGGGAGGTGGTCTTCTTCAGCTCGTCGCCTACGGCGCTCAGGATGCCTACATCACTGGCAATCCCCACATTACGTTCTGGAAGGTGCTGTACAAGCGCCACACCAACTTCGCCATCGAGGCCTTCCGTGTGAACTTCACGGGTGCCCCCACCTATGGCCAGCGTGTCGTTGCCGTCGTCAACCGCAACGCCGACCTTGTCTGGAAGACCTACGTGGAGGTGACCCTCCCCGACATGGTCACGGGCCCCAACCCCGATGTCACCTGGACGTCCGGTGCCCAGCGCCGCCTCGGGTACCTTCTGCTGAAGAAGATTGAGGTGGAGATTGGTGGGCAGGTTATCGACACTCACTACGGTGAGTGGCTCTACCTCTGGGAGTGCCTGACTGCGGACTTCAGCACGGCGTACAAGCTCGACTCCATGGTCGGTGGGGCTCTCGGTGGCACGTCGACGGGAGCACTTGCCTGCCAGGGTCGCCCCAACGTCCTCTACGTCCCCCTCCAGTTCTGGTTTAACCGCAACCCGGGTCTTGCGCTCCCCCTCATCGCCCTCCAGTACCACGAGGTTCGCTTCAACATCACCCTTGCGGAGTCGACCGACCTCGTATCCCAGGGACTGTATACGTCCATTAACGGGGCAGCCGCCGCCCTCCCCGCCCTCAAGGACATGGCGCTCTACATTGACTACGTGTACCTCGATGTCGAGGAGCGCCGTCGCTTCGCCCAGGAGAGCCATGAGTACCTCATCGACCAGCTCCAGTACACGGGTCAGCAGCAGATTACTACGTCCTCGGCCCGCCTTGACCTGACGCTCAACCACCCCGTCAAGGAGCTCGTCTGGGTCTTCCAGGATGCCCGCTACTCGGACTGCGCCTATGTGGGTCAGGTCACAGACCCGAATACGGGTGCAGCTTCGGATTACACCATGCCGTTCACCTACAACGACATCGTGAACCGCTGCCGGCTCCAGATTAACGGCCAGGACCGCTTCGATGAGCGCTACGGCGACTACTTCTGGAAGGTCCAGCCCTACCAGCACCACACGGGCAGCGGCGTGAACACCAACTTCGGTGTCCAGAGCCAGTTGACCGCATCTGGAGCGAACCCCCAGCCCGTTGTCCAGGGCCGTGCGAACCCCATCAACGTCTACTCCTTCGCCATCAACCCGGAGCAGCACCAGCCGACGGGCACGTGCAACTTCAGCCGCATCGACAATGCGACCCTCGTGTTCGACAGCATTGCCTCGGGCGTTGCAGGCACCTTCCCCAGCAAGGCGTACCCGTACAACTTCCGCATCTACGCCGTCAACTACAACATCTTCCGCATCATGAGCGGAATGGGTGGCCTGGCCTACTCCAACTAAACGGTCCAGTGAACCTCACGTGGACAGCCAGCAATCGAATAGTAGAGGGCCATGGCTCCGAAGTAGACGACTAACCCAAGAACAAAGGCAGTAAGAACCTCCATATTCTATCCCCGTAATACAATGACAATCCCCCGGGTCTACTGGTATGTATTGCTCATCGTCATGCTCGAGACGCTGGCGATGTCGTGCTTCAAAAAGAGCGTTGACAGCAACGCCTTCTTTGCAGTTGGAGTTCTCTTCTATGCGGCCGTAGGCTACCTCCTACGGCTGACCATGAATGCAACGGGCATGGCAATGACCAATGCGCTCTGGTCGGGACTTAGCGTGGTGGCGACAACAGTGGTGGGCATCCTCCTCTTTAAGGAGGTGCTTCATCTGCACGATTACCTTGCAATTGGGCTTATCGCATCGGGTGTGATGATTCTTAAGACGACGGAGTAGGCACTCGTTCCCGGCGAAGACGCACTGAACCCACAAGTGTGTACACAAACA